CACCCCACTTCCGCCAGGGCGATTGTGTGATGGCCGATTACTCGCGGATACGGCGAAATATCCGAGCCGCACCCGATGATGTCGCACTTCTCGGGGAGCACGGTTAGGCTCTCCTTAATCCCGTCTCCACAGACGAAGATCCTGTTTCGTCGCGCCCACCAGCGATTCGAGGAAAGCCCGATGCTGGTGTTGCTGGCCGCGATGGCCTCTGCGAGCGTCGCAAACGGGTGATCCGGTGATCCGTTCCCGGTTGCGGCGACGTTGAGGTCCACGTAATAGGTCCCGGCTGCCGGCCCCTGATAGTCATTGACCATCAGAAAGTCCCTGATCGGTCGAGACGCCCTGTTCCCGCCTACCGTAAGAACTCGTTCCATGTGTTTTTCTCCTTTCGATGATCCTCAGACTACGATCATCCAGCTCCTCAAGTTACTTCGGGGGAATCGGTGAGGGGTCCGACTTTCGGGCTTAAGTCCCTACCCCCGAAGAAAAGAATTACGTAGGTTCCTTCAGGTTTGTATGTCTCACGTGCATCTTCCGGTTGGAGCAGAACAGGTTCCCTCTCCAGCGGGTGTTTGCCGTGATCGTGTCGGGCTGGCCAAGGACTTCCTTGTTGACCCATTTCGGGGTCGTGAAGTTGAAATCCTTGTGGCTTCGCAGGCTCAGGAAATTGAGGTTGAGCGCGTCGAAGTACCCGCCCGTTCCGGCAACGTAGGTATATCCGTTGTCGGCCACGATCGGGACGCCCTTGTGGGTGATGTTCTGCCAGCCCGCCTTGAGCACATCGGTATTGACATACCGCTGCTGGGGATGGAGAGACCTTTCGTACCCGTCGCGGAGCGTGGTGTCCGTCACGCAGAAGTTGGGGAGCATGTCGTCCCGGTCTCCCATGGCAGGCTGCCGGAAGATCTTCTGGAGCACCTCGAAGGAGATCTCTTCCGCCGTGGTGATGACGTTTGCCTTCCAGTCGGACATCTCGTCTTCGTCGATAGAGCCGTACTCGGTGGAGGTTGTGGTGTTGAACAGATCCCCCAGGCCGTTCACGGAATCCGTATCCGCCGCCGCCGCGATCACCTGTGCCGCCAGATCGACCCGGATGGCCTTGATGATGCTCTTGACGTAGACTTTGGTCAGGTCGATGATCGCCTCTTCCCCGGTATTGCGGGTGAGGTCGTCGAGGTTCAGGGTGTTGGACCCGTAAGCGCCAGCCCAGCGGAACCGGGCCGCGTCGAGCACGGAGACCTTGGACTGGTTGATGACGGTGGACGCGCCGTAGGCCCCGTGATTCGAGTTCGCGTATTCCAGCGGGATCTTGACCATCAGGCCGCCGTCGATGATCTCATGGGCCTTGACGTTCCAGTTGTCTTTTGCGATGGCATTTCCCATCAGCTTCCACAGGAGCGCCGACGCCGCGTTAACGATGTCGATCGGATCTCCCATGTTGCTTTTGAGCCAGTAATACTCAGTTGCTGCATTGATCTGGTTGATTAAACTCATGGTTTGTTCTCCCTTCTATCGAAGGCAGGGCTTAGGTTTCGCCCCTCGCGGCTCGTATGGCTGCAAGGGCGCCTTCATCCGCCACCTTGCCTGTTGCACGTTGTGTTGGTTCTGTCGGCGCTCCCGGGCCTTTCCCGGTGATCACCGTTCCCGTTTTCCTCTTGCCTTCCGCCAGTTCAAGGCGTTTGGCGAGTTCATCCTTTTCCGCTGCGGTCGCCTGAATCGCGGCCATGGCCTCATCTCTCTGGATCTGATAGAATGCGGCCATAGGGTCGAGCATCCCCGTTTTGTCTTTCTGCATGGCGTCTTTGATCTTGGCCTGCATCTCCGGGGTGCTGAACGAGGGATTTTCATCCAGGAACTGTTTCTGAGTCGTCTTGATGTCACGCTCCTCCAGTTCTTTCTTGAAGATCTGGCCTGCCGCAGCGAGCGTCATTTCGTGCTGCCGGGCCATGGCAAGCTGTCTGCCCTGCCGGTTGAGCTGGGCCAGTTTCTTCTGGTAAGCGTCATCTGCCGGATCGAGCTCCTCAATGGCTCTGTCGATTTCGGCCTCTTCCTTGTCGAAATCGCGCGGAGGCTTATCGTCCGCCTTCTTCTCGGGCTGCCTGGACAGGCTTTCCAGGGTCTTGGCGAGGGCCGCATTCTGCTGTCGAATGGTCCCCAACTCGTTTCCCTGCTCCCCCAGCTTCTTTTCGAGGCTGGAATAGCCTTCCTTGGTTTTAAGGTAAGCCTGTGCCAGCTCTTCCGGCGTTTTGAACTCCGTTCCCGCAATCCCTTCGACTTTGTTCTCTTCCATCTCTTTTCCTCCCTCTCGGAACCGGTAGAATTTGGGCTACCCTTTCGGACCCATGGCCGGTCTGCCCGACTGGTGAAATAAAAAAGCCCGGAACTCTCGGAGCGCCTGAGCGCCTCCCCGAGAAATCCGGGCTTCGACCTGACCCCACGTTTATGGGGAAGTTTCTGTAACCGTTATGTCAGACTGATGTTAATCTCTCCATCGTTTGGCGCGTGAGTTTTACGTCTGCAACCGCGCCCTGGGACACATTGAACTCAATCCTTATCTCCGATTTTAAAGTATGCTTATATGTTGTCAAGAACCTTATTTCCCGACGCGCTGCATCCTCGATTCTTTTCAGCAGTTCTTCGGTGTTCATCCAACGCACTCCAGGTTCTTTTGCTTGAGGTATCGCTTCCACTCCCCGCGTGATTCGATCTTGACTTCATCTCTCGGCAGGTTCTTCTTGGCCGAATCCAGCCACTTCACATCGGAGATCCCGTCACAGAGCACGGCGCTGGGGCTCAAAACCCGCTTTGCCATCATTCCGCACTTGCACCGCTGCCGCTTCGGTACCCGGGTCGGCTTGTGAAAGACCTCAATGACGTTCCCGCACCTGCACTCGTATGAATATATGGGCATTACTTTCCTCCTTGTGGTGTTTTGCCTTGTTCGGCTCTTGGCGTTCCCGGCTTCGGGCCTGTCTGTTCCGTATCCCCCGGGCCTCCCTGTGGCAGCATCAGGAATTGACGCAACTGGAGGGCGGATTCCTTCGGCAACCCGGCCTGGATGAGGATGTTCAGGGCCTGGTCAAGCTGGCTCTCACTCGTACGTTCCACTTCCTCCTTCCAGTTCGGCCATGACAGCGCTTCCAAAAGACCCTGCTGGCCGATTGCTCGCAGCTTGTAGAGGTTAATGGCCTGCTCTTCGCGCTGGAGGCTGGTTTTCGGCGTCATGGAGCCCGCTTCGACGACATAGGAGAGCTTCAGACCGGCATAAGCGGGGCCATAGAAGGGCTTCGTCTCCCCGGCCACATCCACGCTCTCGCCGCTCGGCCCGAAATTCTGCATGAGACCTATCGCCCACCGGCTCCGCTGCTCGACAACGGTATCTATCGCGAAGACTTTGTTCTGCATGACGAGCTGGTTTCTCTCCTGAAGGGCCACGATTGCGGAGGCTGCGATCACGCCGGAAGGGGCGACGCCTCTGTCCGCATCCTCGATCTGGTAGATCCTGTCATAAAATTTAACAATCAGATCCAGAACATTGAAGAACGTCCGGGGGAGATCCGGGATCTTCATGAACTCTATCCGGGCGTTCGGTGTGGTCGGCATGAGGATCAGCCTCCCGGCCTTTTCGATCACGTTTTCGATCATTTCCCGGGTAATCCCGCAGTTTTTCTGCACGATTAACGGCGGGGCCATGACGTTGACCACGTAATAAACGAGCTTCTGGAAGATCAGGTTGATGCTCCGGATCAGATCCCCGACCTGCTCGGCTGCGGAGAACCCCCAGATGCTGATTTCATCCCGGTACGAATTGACGTGATAAGCGGGGAGTCGGCCCCAGGGGTAGGTGTTGGATGCCAGTTCGATGGGCAGGCTCGGGTTGATGTTCGGGTTCGCGCAATCCTCAAGAACCATGTAGCCCGCCCCACGGCTCACGGTCTTGGCCTTGGCAATCGTGATCTTCCTGATACCGTCCGGACAAGCCTTCACCTTGGTTTTCTGCTCCACCATGACTGGCGCTCCGGTTTCATCCATTACCGGCTGTCCGGATTCCGGATCGATCATCGGAACCGCCATGGATTGCTCGATTTCCCGGTTGTCCCGCACCCAGACCTCAATCACGAGGCACCGCTGCACCGGCTTCTCATTCCCCGCCCGCCCGAATCGTTGATCGACTGTCACAGCGGTTGCATAATTCCCGATGGTTTGATCGCCCCCGAATGACGCCGGTTTGTAATCCTCCCGCTTTGTCCCGAGCAGATCATAGGCATCCTCGCTGGCGATCCCCTCAACCTTGAACATGGCCTCCATCTTGGCCACGTAATCGAGGTAGACGAAACAGACGTAGGGGGCTTCTTCCTGGAGGTTGTCCCAGTATCCGGGAGCGGGGAAGAACGCGAATGGGTCTGTGACCAGAATATCGGGCTGGTCGGTGTCCTTGTTCCAGCATGGCTTTTCGGTGGTGATCCCGTAAATCTCCATCGAGCGGGCCGTCTGCCGCGTCTTTTTCTGCTGGCCGGAGTCCTGCCACCACTTCCGAAGCCGTTGGGAGACGACCTGCTCGGCCTCTTCGTCCACGCCGTCGATGTCTACCACCTGGCCGGTGGGGTTTCTGGCCGTGATGGAGGAAACGGTTCTCTCGACATTTGCGAAATAAAAGTTAACGGGCATCATCCTCGATGATTGCTTGTATCCCTTCCTCGCGCTCTGCTG